GTTTTTGTAGTTTGTTTTGGTTGTGTGATACGACTTGGTGATACACCGCCTGCAATCTGTGAAATACTTGTTGTAAGCAATGGTGATAGAGCACCGTTTGTTGGTTGAATACCGTTGTAAGTGTTACCAAGACCTACAGGCCCTGTAACTGTAACTACGTTGTTTGAACGTGTTGCCGTAAAATCTGGGACACCTGTTGTATAATCATTAATTGCTACTTTGATTTGTTCTGCTATTTCTGATGTTGTGCCACTAGCTGTAATTGTGTTCATAATAAGTTTGCCACGAACTAAACACTTGAATTTACCTGAAGTCCCTGTAACTGTGATTGTAAAGCTAGGAGCTTCATAATTCGTTATAGCTTGACTTCTAATCTCTCTTGTCGTTTCTGAAGCACCTTCACTAGAACTTATCGCAAATGTTATTGTAACATCGCCTGTGGTCGCTGTAGTGCTACTAAATTTAAGACCTGAGTCCAGAGTAGTCTGTAGGTTATCTTTAGTGCCTATAAGTGTCATACTAGCTGAATTTCTGTTTGATGCACTAACTGAACCTTGAACTGTAGTAACATCTACTGTTCCTTTTTCTACTGAAATAACAAGTGTATTTGATGCACTAGCATCTGCGTTTGTAACTGTAACTTTTGGTAGTGTAACTGTATCAGCAACACCGTCACCTGAGTACGAACTATCTTTTGACATTTCTGCAAACGGAACATCTGGTGTTGATGGAACTGTAACAGAACCTTGTGTTCCTGCTGTTCCGGCTGAACCAGAAGAACCTGACGATCCTGATGAACCAGCATCGCCAGATGCTCCTGCAACGGTTCCATCATCAACTATTAGTGGTTGTGGGGGAGCAACAGTTGAGAAAGAACCTGAGATAACTTCTGAATAACAACGTGCTTTATTCAATTCGTACGGTTCAGTATCTGGTTCTGCAATATAATTTTGAAATCCGTGGTCTGGTTTAAATAATTGATAATTAGTTTGTGTAGTATCACCTATTGAATATTTCTTTTCAAAATCGTCAATTGGTTTGCATACATCTACTGCATGTAAAAATGTATTTGTAGATATACTAAATTCATCTTCATCTTCACCGTCAAATTTGTTATCTATCCAAGCATATACTTTGACTTGATTTGCCGCTTTGACAATTTGGTCTGGATATCTATCTAAGTAATCTTGTAATGTAAAGTTGCTGAATTTAAACTTCTGTAAATCTGTAGCATTACAATCACCTTCAGAACCGTCTAATGCACCTATCTGTTGTGTGCCTGCATTTGGCCCTGTGACTATTGCACCTGAGCCTGCATTCATTTCTGATAGCTTGAAAGATTTTGTATGCTTGTATCCGCCTATTTTTCTTGCATTAACAGTATAACCAAATTCATGTAAAACAAATTCACGACTGCAAAGTGTAGTTGTTAAAACAACATAAACTCTAACTTCACCTGCTTCTCTTGTTTGTGTAGTTGATGTTTTGCCGTCTGGTGCTACAGTAACAGCTGGTGTTAAATCATCACAATCTAAATTACCACTGTTAGCAATTGGTCTTGTTGTGCCACAACGAGTTATTGTGCCATCTACTGTTGTAGCTACAGTTTTTATTTCTTTGTATATCCCATCAGGGAAAAATGTTGTAACATTTATTTCATCTACTGCTTCATCTACTTCTGCAAAATCAATGTCTGTAGAAAAGTAAGGTGTTGATTGGTCTGTTCTTCTTAATGGTGCGCCTTTACCTGTAACAACAGTAGTTCCTGTTGCTGGAGGTTCTGTAATAGTAGTAGTTGTTTTAAGTGTGCCTTCAGTCTCAACATGAACTGGTGGTGGGTTCCATTGTGTGTATTTTATTCCGCCAGTAGCAGGGCCGACTCCGCCTGTGCCTCCGCCTCCGCCTGTGCCGCCATCACCACCTGTTCCACCTGTTCCACCTGCACCGCCATCATAAGTAGCGCCTGTCTCATTTAGTAGTGAGTTGAAACTTTTAGCTTCCCATCTGCCTGCATCATTGTTCCAATAAAGAACATAGTTTTCTCCCTTGCCTGCTTGAACGTCACCTAAGTCATTTAGTAATTTTGTATTTGTTGGATCATCTAGTGCTTCAATCTTTACATCATCTACAAGTTCAACTAATAAAGGATTATAATCTGTAATTGTTGCAGTTTGTTTAGTACTAGTGCCATCACCCTTTGTTATTTCAAATTTAATATCTTTAAAGTTTGCTACGTTTGTTGAAGGGTCAATAACAAATGAATCATTGATAACAACTTGTTTTAAATGTTCTGTATTATCACCTGTAAAGAATGACACTTCATTATCATTTAATCTTTTTGCAACACCTATAATAGAACCTTCTGAAATAGGCATTCTAACTTCTTGTGTAACAAACTCTGGATCTATATCACTTGGCTTTTGTCCTAAATCAAATTGTGTATTTGACATCCCAACATGTCCATAAACAACTGGGATAACACCTGGTTCTACTTGTTGTCCCATATCAACACCTTCGTGTGCTTTTGGTTTTTCACCAAGTATTTGTTTAAGAATTGTTGATATGATTGCAGGAGCACCTTTTTGTTTAACAAAGTTTCCAATCTGTGATTGTTGAATTTGTTGTGCTACTTTTGTTTTTACAAACTGTCCTAAATCAAAGTTAAAGTTAAACTTCATATTATATCTCCAACTTTCTGGCGCTTGGTTTATTGCCTGCTTCTGTTCCTAAACTAGGAGTAAGAGTAAAAACAATTTGTTCCGCTGAAAGTTCATCTACAGATTTTACAAAATAAGTTTGTGGATCAATAAGTGTTGGCGTGTTAAAAAATAGTCTCATTCTTTTTAATTTTAACCCACGATAATCTACCATTGTAAAACCTGATGTTGCACTTGACCAACTTGATATTTGCCATAAATCATGTGCCGCTATTTGTAATGTTGGTTCAGCAACTTGACCTGTTAAATCTGAACGTAAATTACTCATTGTGAAATCTATGTGTTGAAACGTGTGTGTTATCCCATCTGTCCATGTAACAGTAGGATTTTGAAACGATGATTCAAATTCTTGTGTGTTTGAAAGATATACTTTTGCACTGCCACCAATGGATGTAAAGTCAAACTCCATAAGTTGCCCAATAGATTCTGTAACAAGTTTCTGTGATTCTTTTGCAGGAGTAGAACTCATAAATCAAATACCTCAATCAAATTTGCTGTTACTGTTCGTTTGTTTGTGTCTGCCATTTGAACGTCAAAACTTTCTAAGTAAAATTGACCATCAGTACGTAACAACCCATTTGCTGAGATATCTATTTTTCCTGCATCTTGTAATCTTTGTTCATAGAATAAAATTAAAGCCGCGGCATCTGTAGAACTTAAATTGTCATGTGTAACTGATATTGAACGTCTTTGATGATTGATACCTAAAGGTGTTCTTTGGATATACCCATCACCGAACTCTACTAGTCTATGTCTTGGTGTTGCTTGATAACTTGTTGTGACTGATAATTTTGTTTGCAATGGTAATGCTGTCATTAAATTAACCCTCCAAATCTAGTATTTTGTCTAAGAACTTGGTGTGCTGTTTGTAAAGCAATACCTTCTACATACTGTCTCATTTGTTGTTGTTTAAATTGTCCTGCAGAACCTCCTGCATTGACGCCCGATATATTAAAATTAACATTTGAATTTGCTGTTGAATTACCCATACCTGTTTGTAAAGGCCCAAATGCTTTCTTACTTTGCATCACACCTTTTTCAATTGGATTAACCATTTTGTTTGGTAGTTTGTCCATAAACTTACCAATGTCATTTACTAAATCAGGGATAACTGAATTACCAACTGCCCAATCATATAAGCCTTGAATATTTTCTTTACCACTATCAACCCATCCACCGATTGCATCTCCGGCTTTTTGAAAGCCTCCGCTAACTTTATCACCTACTGCACCACCGAACTCTTTGACTTTACCGATACCTGCACCGATGAAATCAATCATGCTTTGTATCTTGTCAATAACTGTTCCGATAGTTCCTATAACTGTTTCAAACGCTGGTATAACAATGTCTGTCATAACACTAGCTATGCCTTTGAATGCTTCTTGTGCCAATGGTGCTACTGTTTCTACAAGTGGGCCCAACGCCTCAGCGATTTTTACTATAACATCAAAAGCTAGACTTAGAGCAGGAGCAACAATGTCAGTAAAGATAGTTCCTAGTAATTCAAATACGGGTTGTGCTTTTTCCATTCCTGAAGAAAGTGAGGCAATACCATCTACAACAAATGTAACAGCTTGCCCTAATTTTTCACCAAGTGCCATTGCTAAGTCTTCGTTATTAACAATAAAGTCACTCATTCTTTTTGCGGCGTTATTGATTGCGTCAGAAAGGCCACCTTCACCAACTGCAATCAAGGCGTTGTTTGCCGCAATGCCTAAGTTAGATAGTGACACTGATAAGTTTTGTGATGCTTTTTCCATACCACCACCGAACTTCTCATCAAGTCCTTCTAGTAATGCGTCTTTTAGTTTTGCGGCACCTTCTGCTGTTTTACCAAACTCTGATACTTCAAGTCTTGTTAGTCCTAACTTTTCTTGGAAGATATCAAATACAGGAACACCTCTATCTGCAAGTCTGTTTAAATCTTCAAGACCTAAACCACCTGCTGTTGTTCTTGCGAACAAGTCTGTGATAGCGTTAAGTGACCCTATACGGTCTGTAGTAACAGCCGCCATATCACCGAACTGTGTAAGTAATTCTTCAGTTGGTTCAATGCCTGCCGCTTTTAATTTGATGAATGTTTCTGTTAAAGTCTCAATATCAAAAGGCGTACGAGTAGCAAAGTCATTAATAAACTTAAATGCTTCATCGCCTGCTTTTGCTGAACCAGTAACAGTTTCTAATGTAGTTTTTAAATCTTCTGCTCTTGAACTTGCTTCAACTACTGATTTAGTAAATGCAGTAAGTCCGCCTATTGTAATAGCACCAGCAAGTAGTCCTTTGAACTTGCTGAAAGAGCCAGAACTTTTTTGTATGCTTTTATCAACTTTGTTGAATTCTTTTTCAACTCCGCCGACTTTTTTCTTGATTGGAGCAAGATTTCTATCAATCTTTTTTAGTGCCGATGTTGCGTTGTCAAGAGCCGTAATTTCAATTTGTATTTCAGCGTTTGCCATTTATCCTACTCCGTTTTTTCATTTGGTCTTCTTTAATCTTATAGTACTCAGACCAAGTTAAATATTCCGACACTGACATCTCAGATATTTCTGATACCGTTTTGTGTAGTGCTTCTGCTAGTTGAAACCTAAAAAACAGGTCAGTGTCGGACTTTAGTTTTTTGCGATTTCGTCCGCTTTCGGTTCTTGATTCAGAATATGATTAGCAACACGTATAACGACTTCTGGATCTACGTTATTCATTAGTTCAAATTTATCAACCATTTTGAACAACGGTTTTCCTTCTTCGTTTAATGCTCTCATAATTACCACGGTGACGAGTGCTTCCATTACCTTTTTTTCTTGGTGTAACTTTACCACTTCCTCTGTTTGTTTTAGCGTAGCACTTGCAGTGAAATATACTTTTGTATCCCATTCAGGGACTTCTATCCACTCAAGTCCATTAGCCAATTTTGTTTTAAAATGCTTAGTAGCATTGTGTATTGCATTCATAATTAACCTCTATTCTTTATTTTAGTTACCTTCTGTCAAATCACCACGCATAGTTTTTGTATATGCTGTGCCAGATGAACCAGTTAAAGAAGTTTGATAATCAAAAGTTACTGTAGCCAAACCGTCTGGTGCCATCTCAACGTTTGCCGCTGTGATGATAACAGAGCCTGAAATATTTTCTGTTGCTGAAGTGTCAAAACCTAATATTAGATTGACTGTATCGCCAACTTCTAATAGTTCTTGACCTGCGTCTGCAAGATCCATATTACACTCAACTGTGCCTGAGATTTGTCTTAGACCAGGAACGTAGTTTCTTGCTACGTCACCGATTGCAGTAGTTTCTAACATATCTGCTTCTTCTGTAACGGAAAATGATGTGACTTGTGCAACTGTTGTTGAACCAATCTTTACAATTCCGCTGTTACCTTTTTGAACTGCCATTGTTTGCTCCTATTAATGTTATTTGTCTAAATCACCTTTTGGGTGATAGTATTCAATACGCACGATTATTTGAACCGCACCTAAAGGAAAGATAACACCTTCGTCGGTATTTACTTCCCTTACCATTGTATCAGTTGCATAGCCATTTCTGGTAACATCTTCATACAATTTTGTTTCAATGTCATCTAACAATTTGTTTCTGGCAGTATCTAAAAACTTGCCTTTAACAAACCCTGTTAGAATATACTCTATAATCCCTTGTCTTGTTGTCAGTGAATTATCAGTTTTTAATTCTGATCCACTTTGAACTAAGACTGCAGGAACTTGAGCATCGCTTAACTCGTCAGGTTCAAAAACATCACGTGTTACAAATCTAATAGATTTAATTTCTTTTAGTTCTGAAACAATGTTTTTCGCAATGTTTTCTCTATAACTTGTTTTGCTCATCTCAATTCTCTCTGTAATTGTCTCTCAAAAGCATCTGCGATAAATTTAACTTCACCTGAACGAACACCTATGAAAGGTCTTGTTTTCTGATTGAATTTTGCTTTCTCTTGTTCTTGTTTTCTTTTAAAGCCCACAATAACTTTATTGCGACCTTTACGTTCAACATCCAAGTTAGAAAGCATTCTACCAGAAAAGTTTAAGTCTGGTGTAGTGCCTCTACCATTTTCTTTACGAAACTCTGCATAGCCTTTTGAGTAACGTTTAAATCTTCCTCTCAACCCCACTCCACGTGATGTTCTATCTAAGATAGTTTCACGCATTTTCTCTCCACTTCTATTTAGAGCCTTTGGGATTGCCCTATCTAAGTCAGCCGTAAATTGAGATATAAATCTTTTAAAACGACTGGTGTTGATAGTAACCTTTGCCATTAACGAATAATCCTTCTTGTGTGAAACGGTTGTTTCTCAGTATCTTCTACTGTGCCATCATTATCAAAATCATAATCAACACCATCACGTAAGATTGCATTAAATTCTTCATCATACTTTTTACGATAGTGCATCATCATGACTTGAAACTTATCTTCGTTTCCTTCTGCATTCCACTTTGTTAGCATAGGTAGAGCGTATTCTGAAAGAACACGATACACTGCACAACGAGTAAATTGAGATTCAGTAAGTTTGGAGTTATCCATTTCTAAACTAGGTAATGAACGAGAAATATCATAGTTTGTAACATTACGGCTACGAACCCACCATTCTTCACGCAATCTACGTAATATATCATCACGTGCTTTTGCATGTTCATCAGTGAATTCATCTATACCGTACGTTAGTATATCTGGCTGATATTTAATTAAATCAGCATCGCTTGACATTGCCATTGTGCGTTCTCCTAGTAGCGTTTATGAGAGGGGATTGCTCCCCTCTCGGTTTCAGTTAATCAATTCAGATTATTGAATTGTTGAGTCAAATTCCATCTCAATTCCGTAAGAATCGAAGATTTCACCTTTACCATAAACTGCTGTTGCTACTAGTTCAGTTGCACGTAATGAAGCATCACGTTGTTGCTCAATTTGAATGTCTTGCATCATTGCTAGACCTAAAGCATCTCTGTGGAATAATCCACCTTTGTAGTCACCAGTTGTTCCTGGATCGTTGTCTGATGCATCTGTCATGTTTGATGATTCAAAGATTGGAACACCAGCTAGAGTTCCTACATAACCAGAACGTAGTGCTTCTGTTTGGAAATCACCACCTGCAAATGCTTGTGTGCCGATAGCCGCTTTTAAATCATAAGCTAC